GACTTAGATCTTGAGGGATTTGAGGACGAGGACGAGGATGGTCCAACAGGGATAATGCTTCCTTATGTAGTTACTTTAATAAAGGGTACGCATGAAATATTGTCGATTCGTAGAAACTGGAAGGAGGGCGATGATCTTAAACTTAAGCGCCAGCATTTCGTACACTACCAATACATCCCAGGATTTGGCGCATACGGATTCGGACTCTTCCACCTTATTGGGGGATATGCAAAATCCGCGACAAGCATTATGCGTCAATTGGTGGACGCGGGAACTTTATCTAACTTGCCCGGAGGTCTTAAGTCCAGAGGCCTTCGGATTAAAGGTGATGATACGCCCATTGCGCCAGGTGAGTTCAGAGACGTAGACTTAGCTTCTGGAAGTATTAGAGATAGTATTCTTCCTTTGCCTTATAAAGAGCCAAGCGCGGTATTGGCTGGTTTATTGGGTACGATAGTAGAAGAGGGTCGTAGATTTGCGGCTACTGCTGACATGCAAATTAGCGATATGTCTGGCCAGGCTCCTGTTGGAACTACTTTAGCTTTACTAGAAAGACAGCTCAAAGTATTAACGGCGGTGCAAGCAAGAACGCATTTTTCTTTAAAACAAGAACTGAAGTTAATCAAAAATTTAATTCGAGACTATACAGATCCAGACTACACATATGACCCAGAGTACGGAGGCCGTAAATCTAAGAAAGAAGACTATGACCTAGTAGACATTATTCCAGTCAGTGATCCAAATGCTGCAACAATGTCACAGCGTGTTGTTCAGTACCAAGCTGTTATACAAATGGCGCAAATGGCTCCGCAGATATATGATTTGCCGCAGTTACACAGATCAATGCTTGACGTATTAGGAATTAAAAATGCAGAAAAACTTGTTCCCTTACCGGATGATCAGAAACCTACTGACCCTATATCTGAGAACCAGGCGGCGCTTAAGGGTAAACCGCTAAAGGCTTTTTTATATCAGAATCATCAAGCCCATATTCAGATACATCAGGGCTTAATGCAGGATCCAACAATTGCTGCGGCTATAGGGCAAAACCCGCAGGCCCAGCAAATTACAGCGGCGTTGCAGGCGCATATTGCTGAGCACGTTGGATTTATGTATAGACAACAAGTTGAGCAACAACTGGGTATGTCCATGCCTGCGGAAGATGAGAAGTTACCGCAACAAATTGAGTATGCTATGTCAGACATGATGGCAAAAGCAGCGCAACAAGTTATGCAACAACATCAAGCAGCAGCGTCTCAGCAGCAAGCGCAACAGCAAGCGCAAGATCCGCTTATTCAATTGCAACAACAAGAGTTGCAAATTCGCCAACAGGAAGTGCAAATCAAACAGCAAAAACTGCAACAAGATATGCAGCTTGCACAGGCAAAACAACAAGCTTCCACGGTTTTGGATGCAACAAAGTTGGCGTTGCAAAAAGAAAAAATTGCTGGAGATTTACAACTAGGATCTATGAAAGTTGGGGCAGATATAGCTCACAGGAAAGCAAACATTGCATCTCAAGAAATGCGTACAGGTACGCAGTTGGGAATAGATGTTGGCAAAACAAGAGCGCAACAAGACTTAACGGCACGCCAAGCCGCATTGGAACATGGCAGAGAAATGGAGCAAATGCGCATTGATGCGCGTAAGACGGCTCTACAACACGGTGAAAATACCGCAAACAGATTGCATACCGTTCATAAGGAAAATCTTGATAGAAGTCAAGAGCAACTTAGGATGGAGCAAGAAGCCCGGCAAGCCCAACAGCAAGCCGCCAAAAAACCAAAAGGAAATATTAACGAATGATTCAAGATTTCGCACGCGTATTGCGCGAATACATACGCAAAGACATGAATAACTATGCTGATGATTTAGCTGGTGGTGCATGTAAAAATTTTGATGAGTATCAAAAACTCTGTGGGGTGATCTCGGGTCTTGCCATCGCAGAGCGCTATTTAATTGACCTGCTTGAGAAAGTTGAAAAAGACGATGAGTAATTTAATTTTGCCACCTGGTTTAAAAATACCAGAAACCATCCAGCCTATTGAAAATCCAATAGAGGATGCGACAGATGAACAAAAAGCAACAGTTCTACCCGAGCCAACCGGTTACAAAATTCTTTGCGGAGTGCCCGACATTTCCGACAAATTAGATGGAACTGATTTGGATTTGGTTAGACCTTCCCAATATGCTCAGCAAGAACAAAGCGCCACAACCGTTTTATTCGTGTTGAAAGTTGGGGCCGATGCGTACCAAGATAAAGAACGATACCCAACTGGACCCTGGTGCAAGCCTGGAGATTTCATTTTGACTCGAACTTATTCTGGAACGCGTTTTAAGATATTTGGTAAAGAGTTTAGGCTCATTAACGAAGATCAAGTTGATGCAGTTGTAGAAGATCCCCGCGGAATAACCCGTGCTTAAAGGAAACATATGAACGAATCTTACAAATTCCCAGATGAAATCAATACTCCTAAAGAAGAAGAGGAGATTGAAATTGAAATTGTGGACGATACTCCTGATAAAGATAGAGGCAAACAGCCTTTAAATAGGGAAGTAGCGGACCCAACAGAAGATGAAATTTCAAGTTATTCTCAAAATGTACAGTCACGGATTAAGGAATTAACCCATGCTAGACATGATGAGCGTAGGAAAGCTGAATCTATTGAACGCGAAAGACAGGAGTTGGAAAAGCTAACTCAACATCTTATTGCTGAAAATAAGAGTTTAAAAAACAATGTCAACGCCAATCAGGAAATGATTGTGTCTTCTGCCAAACAAAAGGCCGAAGCAGACTTGGTTTTAGCTCGTAAACAGTATAAGGAAGCCCAAGAAGCTTACGATACTGATGCAATTATTGCGGCCCAAGAAGCGTTAACGGAAGCCAAAATAAAGTTTGAGCAAGTTAAAAATTATCGGCATACCCCTTTACAGGATGAAGATAATCAGGTACAAACTCAATCTAGACAGACTCAACAAGTTAGACCAGATGAAAAATCCCTGCGCTGGCAGGCAAAAAACCAGTGGTTTGGATCTAATGGGTTTGAGGAAGTTACCAGTTACGCGCTAGGACTGCACCAAAAACTAGTCAATACGGGCGTTGACCCGCGTTCCGATGAATACTATCAAGAAATAGATTCACGCATCCACTCTAAATTCCCAGAAGTATTTGGTGAATCAGAGAAATCCCCGGCTCAAACCGCTAAGCGTCCTTCTAATGTTGTTGCTCCTGCTTCCAGATCTTCTGGGGTAAAAAAGGTTCAGCTAACACCTACGCAAGCCGCGTTAGTGAAAAAGTTTAACCTGGATCCTAAAAAGTATTACGCAGAACAACAGAAATTGGAGGCACAAAATGGTTGAAGTCAAAAAGAATCGTGAGCTAGAGACACGCGAAAAACAAGTTTTAAAGGATTACAAACCTGCAAGTTCATTGCCGGATCCCAATCCAGAACCCGGATATAGGTATCGTTACATAATGACACATATATTAGGGAAATCAGATGCTATTAGATTGTCTCGTATGAGGCGCGATGGCTGGGAACCAGTAAAAGCTTCAGATCATCCAGAACTAATGCTTGAGGCTAGTCCAGAGGGTAATGTTGAAATAGGCGGATTAATTCTTTGTAAAAACACAGAGGAAAATATTGCGGCTTATGATAGATTTTACGCAAAACAAGCAAAAGATCAGATGGAATCGGTAGACAACAGTTTCATGAAAGATAACGATCCAAGAATGCGAAAGTTCTCAGAGAAATACTCTGAGGTCACACGCGGACGAGGATTAAATGCAAATCCAAAATAAAGGAAATTTAAATGGCATATCCAACAGTCTCGGCCCCTTATGGCCTAAAGCCTGTTAACCTAATTGGTGGTAGGGTATTTGCGGGTTCTACTCGTATGTTCCCTATTGTTAACGGTTACGGCACAAGTTTGTTCAACGGTGACGTTGTTCAAATTGGAACCAGTGGTAACATTGGTAGTATCATTGCATCAAGTTTAACTTACAACGCTTCTTCTGCTGTAGCGGGAACAATTGGCGTATTTGTAGGTTGCGAGTATTCATCTACTGGCGGCCCCATTTACGGCAAAAATCGTTATCAGTATTGGCAAGCAAGTACAGCGGCAGTTGATGCAATTGGTTATGTAGTTGACGATCCACAAGCTGTATTCCGTACAGCCGTATTGTCTAACCCTGCTGGTACTGGTGGTTCAACAACTATTCAGTACATCAACAATGCCTTCATCGGTTCTAATGCTTATTACATTGGATCTGCTGCTGGTAACACAGGTACAACAACATCTGGTGATTCATTGGCCGGCGTAGCGGTTTCAGCTGCTGCAACAAGTACTTCTGCTATCACTCCTATTACCACTTCTGCGGCTTTCCGTATTGTTGGTATAGTTCCTGATACAGCAGTTACAGTAACTCAAAATGCCACAACATCTTCTACAACCGTTACTTTGTCATCCGCAAACTCTGCGATCCTGCCTGGTATGGTTATAGCTGGTCCTGGTATTTTGGCTGGGTCTAATACCTATGTGACAACCGTAAACGGTACAACAGTAACGATTAATCAAGCTGTAACAACAGCTCAATCTACTGCTACATCGTTCTCATTCACCGGCTATCCAGAAGCATTAGTAGCATGGAACTTCGGTTACCACAGTTACTTCAATGCCACTGGCGTTTAATTAAGGAGCTAACAAATGGCTATTTCACGCGCACAACTATTGAAAGAGTTGCTCCCAGGATTGAACGCATTGTTCGGACTTGAGTACGCCCGTTACGGCGAAGAGCACAAAGAGATCTACGAAACAGAGAAATCTGAGCGTAGCTTTGAAGAGGAAACAAAACTGTCTGGTTTCTCAGCAGCACCAGTCAAAAACGAGGGCCAAGCTCTTGCTTATGACAATGCTCAAGAAGCTTTCACAGCTCGTTACAACCATGAGACTATTGCTCTTGGATTCTCAATTACTGAAGAGGCGATTGAGGATAACTTGTACGACAGCTTGTCTGCTCGTTACACCAAGGGTCTGGCTCGTGCTATGGCATATACCAAGCAGGTTAAAGCTGCTTCAACTTTGAACAACGCATTTAACAGCCAATATGTTGGTGGTGACGGCGTATCATTGTTGAATACAGCTCACCCATTGGTATCTGGCGGTACAAACTCTAACACTCCATCTA